TCCAGTTTGCTCCTATCTTGTATTCGCCATCCAACGGACAACGAAGATTAAAATGTGTTCCGGCTTTTACTATACTCTCTACAGCTAATTGTCCTACCTTATCAGCATGACACTTAGGAACTTCTATCTGCCACTCATCATGTATGTTAGCTACGAACTTATATTCCATAGCGTTCAGTCTTAGTACATCATCTAATAGAACCAGTCCCTGTTTCATTACGATAGCACCCGCACCTTGTAGTAAAGTGTTCAATGCTGAATGTTGGTTACGAACATATAGCTTTCTACCATCTAACCCCTTGAGATAATTTTTTGCTGATGCTCTTTGTACTCTGTCTCTAAGAGATTTAAATGTAGGTTTATTATCAAAGAAATATTGTCTAGCTCTTTTACCATCTGATGTACTTCCCCCAACCACGCTTCCAAGTTTTTCATCTCCGGCTCCGTACATGAGTGCATAGATGAATGTCTTTGCCTTATCTCTTGATTCAAGCTTTGCAAGTTTTTGATTAGCGGTGTGTATGTCTCCATTGAGAATTTCATTTGTGTACTCCTCGTCATTCATGTAGTGAGCTAACATTCTAATCTCAAGACCAGAAGCATCAACTCCGATTAAAACATTACCTTCTTCTACAGTCCAACATGCTCTACATTCTTTTCCATATGGGCTATAGATTGCCGGTACTTGTGCCATGTTAGGATTCCTATGTGTCATTCTTCCTGTGATAGCACCGTTAGGTATAACAAAGCCATGTACTCTACCATCTTCTTGTACTCCTTCAACCCAAGAATCAACTTGAGCTATACGCTTTTGAAGTAGTAAGAAGTCTGCTATAAGTTTAGCTTCGTGTATATGTGTGATTGCTGATAGAGTTTTCTCATCTACTATAGGTTGACCTGTAGGTGTAAACCTTTCAGGCTTCCAACCAAAGTCAATAAGATATTCTCCTATCTGTTTACGACTACCAAGATTAAAGACTTGTAGTGTTTGTCTCATAAAAGGTTTAAAGTTATTAGTATCTATACATCTCTTGTACTCATCATCTGTAAGTCCACGCTTAGATAAGTCTCCGTCTTTCTTAATGTAAGGGGTAACTAATTTATCATCTACCCATTTAGGTTTAAATGTATTATGAACTTCATCTTCAATAACTTGTTTCTTTTCTCTAAGCTCAGCAAGTAATAACAATGCTGATTGTAAATCAAACTTGAAACCATTTACTTCTTGTTGTTTCATTATCCTAGCTACACCTTGTTCAATAGCTATACATTGTTTGGAGAATCCTTTACTCTCTTCTCTAAGTTTCTTTAATACTACAGCGTTGAGTTGTACATCTCTAACACAATAGTCCATCATCTCTTTAGAGTAGTTAAGATAGTCTGAGAAATCTATCTTATGATATCCTAATTTATATCCCCACTTCTCAAGGCTGTGTCCGCCTTCTCTGTTAGGGTTGAACAGTCTTGATAATACAAGAGTATCAATGACTGGTATGTGCGACAAGTCAACACCACCGAACTTCTCTACCATAGGTATGTCAAATCCGATGATGTTATGTCCTATTAAAGTATCTGCCTTAGTCAACAGTTCATAACCTTCAGACAATTTATCTGGTGGGAATTTAAATATCTCCCCAGTGTCCATGTCTTGAGCAACGATACAGTGTACCAGAGTTGCTTTTAAGTCATCTGTTTCTATGTCAAATACTAAGTCCATTAAAATGCCTCATCCAAACTTGCATCAAAGGTTATGTCCTCATCTGTTAGTTCAGATAGTCTGCCAGTTTCAGCATCATAGATTACTCTACATGCCATCCCTACATCACCGGTATATCTAGATTTAAGAACTCTTAACCTAGTTGTCCTAGCTTCATCAGGGTCATCTGACTGTTGGTTACGTTCTAATGCTATCACACAATCACTAAGTTGTCCAATACTATTAGAACCTCTAAGATGAGATAGAGATACTTCTATCCCGTTCTCATGTCCCTTGTTACCATCAACACGTCTCAAGTGGGAAACCAAAACGATTCCGGCACCTGTTTCTTCTACTAAACTTCTCAGCCTAGTCATGATAGTATCAATTGCTCTCCTTTCATCTCCTTCATGCACTGCACTGACTAACATATGTAGATGGTCAACGACCACCCACTTACAGTCACATCCAATAATCATAAAGCGAAGCTTAGTAAAGATATCGTCAATGTCATTGGTACCAAAGTGGGAGTGTACCCATACTCTATTACGATTCTCACCGTCATAAAGCATGTCAAACATTTTATCCAATTCTTCTTTAGAAAACTTCTCACGTTCTTGGTCAACGTAAAGTCTAGCGTTAGCTTCAATGGATAAGATACCATCAATGGTACGTCTCCAATCTTCTTCTAAGGCTATGATACCTACGTTGTCGTTAGTGCTTTTAATGAGATGATGTTCAAGTTCTCTTGTGACACTGGACTTACCAAGCCCTGTACCACCTGTAAGTGTGACCAGTTCTCCTTGTCTAAGACCATACAATTTCTTGTTCAGTCCTTCATAAGGATAAGGTACACTTTGTTTCTTCTCACGATTGTGAAACTTCTCACGTTGCTCCGATACATTTATAACCCCAGATGGAGTATAAACTTTAGAAGCCCACCAGGATTCAACAAACTCTTTGTGCTTGTTGTTTCTTAGCATATCGTTAGGGTCTTTCCAACCGTTAGGAAGTGTAACGATACGAGCTTTTCCGGGTTTGAAAAGTCTAGCAACTTTTATACTAGCTTCTTGTCCGGCTTTGTCTTTATCAAATGCAATGATAACGTTTTCAAAGTCATCAAAGAACTCTAAGCTTTCCTTGATATCTCTTACTGCACCGTTAGCACCACGCTTGATAGATACTACAGCCCACTTAGAACCCAAGAGTTCATAAGTAGCCATAGCATCACACTCGCCTTCAGTAACGGTAACGTACTTACCGCTTTTGAAAAGTTGCTGACCAAACAAACCTGTGTCGTTGTAGCTTCCAGATACAAAGAAGTCTTTGTCCTTTACGTTACGAACTTTGGTAGCTGATAGTTCATGCCCGTTAAAGTAAGGATAGAAATGTTTAACTACATTACCTTGTAAGTCATGTACACATTTCACTCCGTACTTCTGAGCAGTAGCCATAGAAATCTTTCTGTCCGTAAGGGCTGAAAACTTTCCTTCACCTACCACATCAGGCTGTTTAGTCTGCGTTATTGTTGTTGTTGATTGCATATCCTTTCCTCCACATGCTTTAGTATAGCTAGGCATAAACTCTCCACAGCTAAAGCATTTTGCTGAGTCATCTTCGTTGATTCCTACAGCATCACTGCTCTTGCAAAGCGGACAAGGTTGATGTAACTTATCCCAAGTTTTATCCATGTTAGCCCTCACTATGAATTAAGACTCGTCTTCTGAGTCTACAACTTCTTCTTGTTCTACTACTGCCTCTGGGCTGTCCTTTAATACAGCTTCGAGATTATTTTGATGTCCTTGTGAAGCGAAACTTAAAGCCTCAGTCAACACGTTCAACGTACCCATCTTACTGATAGTCACGTTAGCGTTAGCCTTGTTCTCTTCGTTCTCAATCTTTGAAACATCATAGACTGTTTCACCATCATCATTCTTAATAGTAATAATCATATTAAAACTCCTCGTTATCTGAACTTGGTTCAGTGTATTCAATTAAATTAGTAACCTTCACAGCTATTAACTCTGCAAACGTACCGTACTTTCCTGTGTAGGGTTTAATCTTCACAGTCACTTCTGAACCGTTACCCAAGCTAACATCTAAAGCGTTGCCATCACTGTCAACTAATTTAGGTGCCGGATTGGTAGTCCCGTCATGCCTTTCTACTTTCCTACTAAATGAGAAAGCAGGTTCATCATACTTGGCTTGACCATCTCTGGTTCTTACCCTTGACAAACCTGCATTTTCTAATCTAGTAGCAGTATCTTCATCAGTCAACACAACAATTCCATACTTATGTGGTTCGAACTTAGTGTTCGGTGTGCTGACGTTAGCCCACATAGCTTTTCCTTCTACATACTCATACATATATTTACCTCCGTTGGTTTAGTTTTTAGTATTAAGTGTCATGAGTCTATCATATTTAAGAAGACTTGTCTAGTCTTTTCTGTCTTCTTCTTTCATTCAATCTATCTTTTAATATCTGTAAGTCTTCCGATAAGTCTTCCCACAATTCGTTCTTCACTGCTTGTAGTTTTCCTTTAGGTAGTTTACTTCTGATTTTAATATCAGACTTCTTAGGTAGCCAAGTTTCCCAGAACTGTTTCTCTTGGCACTCGTCTGTGTATGACCACTTGATGGTCTTGTCTAGTACTTTGGATTCAAAGTCAAACATAAATGGTAAGTCAAACTTGCTCACCCATTCTGATAATTTCATAGTAACCCTCCAGTTAAAAAAGGAGCTTTTACACTCCTTAAGTTTTAAATTTTTAATAAGATATAATCTAAATCTAATTTATAATTTTTATTTATAATTTTATTTTTAGTTTTATCCCATTTCTCACCATACACATTTCCTTGCTTAGTTATCTTTGTAGTTATAAAGACAGCAGTTCCATGACCATAGTCATTACCACCATGTTTAATTAAAAATTTATCGTTTGTATTTATTTTCATATAGCCCTCCGACTTGTTTGAAAATGTATTATAACATATGTAATTTTGAAAGTCAAGTAGGTAGTTTCTCAGTCCCGAAGTAACTACCAACTCCTCCAACAGCAACTTGAACTATAGGTTTTTAAAGTGCCTGTCAACACTCGCAAATTGTGGCTTTGTTGTTTAGAGTCTGTGCAAACCACCACGCAATGTGGAAAAATCAGACT